CCTGTTAATGTAGCTGCAACGTTGGTTATGTAAATGTCGCTAGGTGTTGGATTAACGGGGTCATTGGGCTGCCTAAATGTAGTGCCAAATTCCTTGTTGCAAGCATATTCTAAAATCAGTTTGTTCCCATTATACAACGCCCTTTCCTGCAAGCCTATGAAATTATTTTGTACCAATATCCAATTGCTTGTAGTTGGTACATCAGTATTGTTATCAATCAAACTGCTGTAAACTTTTTTGTTGTAAATAACTTCGTCTTGATAGTTGTAAGTACCAGGAGCGTATGCTGGTGCGGAACTACCTACATAATACGAATTAAACAGTAAATCGTGCGCCCATTGCAATGGCGACAATAAAGCTGTGAGAATGGCAATCGTATTATTAAACCGCTTATCTGGCGGCAACAATATTTTCGCTTGCTTCGATATGTCTAAGTCGTAAAAACTCATTATTGAGTAGATGTTGTTTTCTTATATTTTTCAAAATTTTGCACAAGTAGATTGTAGCACCCTTCAATATCGTTGTTAGGTGTACTCACTCCTGTAAACCATATTTTTAAAATCGAAATACATTTATCTTTTGTTATACCTATTTTATCGTGCATTTCATTTTCTAAACATTTAAAATAATTTGCATCAAATATATCTGGCAAAGAATTGATTACATCAATATGAACTTTTGCTTCACTCATTTTATGTATGCCAAAAACATCGTTTGATGGATATAGGCTTTGTATTATATCCCCCTTCTGAAATCCTGCAAAATCTTTAGTTAGCTTGTACATGTATATTTATTTTATTGAGGTATAAAGTTTAAACTATCCGAAAATGTGTAACCCGTTGTTGTTTCCTGTACTGTATAACCCGCAATAGGCATCCATTGCCTACTTAGTAGCGTTTGATTCAAAACAAGGTTTACACTTGCGCTGAAAGCTGCACTGTCGGGTCTTGCGGAAACATTCAACAATACCACGTCATTGACCCCCGTGACACTCCTGATGGTATTCTCGATGTCGCTAATCTTTACAGCCCCGTTTGTTGAAAGATTAGTAGTTAAATTTGTTGTTGCAATATTCTGCATGAAGGCATTGAGGGCTGCGATGACATTAGCCTGTATGACTGCCGAATATTGCCCGTTATAGTAAATATTGGCATTGATATAAATTTTGTCGCTATTTAAAGATACTACCGTGTATTTTATTCCTGATGCGCCTAATTCATTTATATAACCTTGTGCCGCTGAAAGTTCCCCGCTTGCCAATGCTACAAATGGATTACCTTTTGCAACTTTGATTACAACCTCATTACTTACGCTGCTAGTAACGCTGCACCCTGTTATTATCTGCAATGTAGCATCAATAACTGGGTATTGAATAACAGTATTTATTAATTGCAAAATTTGTGGGTTTGTGGATGAATATTGAAACAGAAACATCTTTAACTGCAACCATGTAGCTGAAGGTGCAGCGGCTTGGCTTACCGTTGTTTCGATTGACAATTGCAATACATCCATTAACTGTTCTATAAAAGCGGCGCAAACGGCAAATGTAAAGCACAACACCCTAAAGATGTTGCGCTTGCTCCATTGGGTAGTATCCAAAGTAATCCCTACCGCCGCAAGGTTTGCAACGAGTTGTGTTTGTATTTGATTCTGTATTTGCGCTACGCTTCTAGCCATGTTATTGCGGTATTATAAAGTAACTTGTATCTGGAATATTCGCTGCGCTTTCACCAATAGTTGCAGTTATCTGTGTATCCATATTAGCATTAGGCGTATCATCAAACTGCCCTGCATCAGTATCGTAACCACTGCCTTTGCTGTCGGTAAAATTACAAACAAAATCCAATATGTAGTGATAAATATTCTTGTGCGAATAATCCTGTGTTTCACTTACGCATACCATCGCACCGCAAGCTGTCGGGCAAAATAGCGAAAGCCCCGGATTAACGGGGTTGTTGTGGTTTGCAAGTATCATATCCCGCAAGTCGAATATTCCTAAATCTTGCTCCATCGTTCCATCTTGGTTATAGAAGTCATGGATTAAGTGGATGCGAAAGCCTAAGTCGGCGGATCTAAAACCTAATCCCATGGCTTCGTATTGTGCAGGGCTTACTACTTCTACAAATGCGGCTGGTCGTGGGAACACATCACCACTGCCATCATCCATGTATTGCAGTTGGTTGTTCCACACACGGGAGTATAAGTTACCAACTTGATTATCCATGTTTGTCACTTGGATAGCAGCAAGTTGCGCCAATACATCCTGCAAAGGTTGTTTGATTCCTGCCATTTTACTTAAATATCCTTTTAGTTATTTCCTTAATCTTAGCCAATTGCATTTCTGTCAATTGCGCCGTTTGTCCTACGAATTGTCTTTTTGGCAAATGTCCGCCGCCTTCATTATTGTATTTGGCATAATCCAAATCTACCACCATCCTTAACTTGCTAGTACCACCGCCACCACTTGTTGTTATCTGCGCCGTGTCTGCCATGCTACTTACCGCCCTTCGCAACGTGCCGCCCCTTATCTTAAATCCTGCACCAACCAATATCGGCGAAGTACGCCGTTGCAGCCCTTTAGTTTTAGGATATTTGTAGGCGTTTGTGCCTTCTATTCTCCTCTGCACTTCCTGCCACGGCTTCCCATCGAACCCTTGATTCTTGAACGAAGATAGGAAATAATTCTGCGCTTGATTGCTCAATAGTACTAAAGTCTCACGTTCCGCCGCTTGCAGGCGTTTTATAACTTCCTCAAAATTAAACTTTGTCGACATTTTCTGTTTGATTAATAATTAACTCGCCGTCTCTTTGTCTATACCCTGCCTTAAAACACGTCTCTACTATTTGATAACACCTTTCTTCCATGCTTTTCAAAATAGCGTAAGGCTCGCTTTCCTCGTGAGGCTGCGTCAGAAGTATCATTGCCGCCATTTTTAATTCGGCTATTTTTTTATCCATCTTTTGCAAGGTATTTTAAAACTGCCAATAAAACAAATATTGATACCATGATAGCGGTAACAATAATTTTATCCCACCTGTGAGGGTTTTTGCTTGTTGTTATCATTTGTCTGTTTTTGGTATTGGAAGATTAAAATTATTCTCTGCATACTCCCTATCTTCTTTTGGAACTTGGAAATATGGGTGGTCTTCACTGAACACTACCTTTTCCTTTCCGGGATTAAATTTAAAAGTATCATCCATTTCTTTGTCCACCTTTGCAAAGGTAGCATCCTTTTCGTCTGTCGGCGTTTCTTCTACATCTGCCTCTTCTTGGGTAAGAACACATAAACAATTAAAATGGTTTGGTGGTGTTACTGTGTTCCAAATAGCATCACCCACCTTAGCCGTCATTCCGTCCAATGGTGCGCAAATATCGCAAGCATCCCCAATGGTGCTGTAGCGAAGGTACGGCAATAAATCTTTGTTGCGTTCAACTTCATTCCATTTACCAGCCATTTCGGCACTGGCTACGGCTGTATTGTATTCCGTCCGTCCGTAGGCATCGTTCCACGTATCAAATCTTTCTGCACCTAACTTTGAAAACTCATTGATGCTTACCCTGTCGCCGTTTTCATCGAACATCAAACTACCAATATCCTTTAGCTGCTGGTAAGACTTCGCCGCCGAAAACATATATATATTTTCCCGTAACTCGTTCAACAACTCATAATCCTTGCCCTCAAAGTCTGCCAAAGTACCACCAAAGCCATCATAAAGTGCTTTCAAAAGGTAGTCTGAAATTGCGCTGTACAATTCTTCTGGGATATTGTACTCGTCAACTTCACCCGTAAAAATACCATGTAGCAAGCTTGCGACTTGTGCTTCGGTGTATTTCATTTTGGGTGTGTCTTTTTCTTTAGGCATTAGCAGCTTTTTCTTTAAACTCCCTTTTCAATCTAATACTAAAACTTTCGGTACATTTCAAATTTACTTCACGTTCCGTCAATCCTTCTTTTTCCGCCACCGTGGCAATACCGTAAACCCTCACAAGGTTTGCCCATTGTTCCCTAGTTCTTGTCTTGCTGTCAATGCCAAATATTTTCTCAAATTGCAGTTTCTTTTCGGCAAGTATGGTCGGATTGCTCGCCAAAGCTGTCGTAATCTCTTTATAGGCTTTTGTTTGCAACTTATATTTTCTGTAAGCCTTATACTTTTCAATTAGTTTCTTAATCATGCGTATGTTTATTATAAATTTTTTCCAATTTGTTTTTAATGCTCGGCGTAAATGAAGGCATTGGTAACGCTGGTGCAGCAACGGGAATCCCAGTAGTCTTTGTAAAATATTTGGCATCCATAGTAAGCCCCGCCGTTTGCATCTTAACGGCTTGGTCTATTACGCTGTCGTTAAATTCCTTCACCTCGGCATCATTTTTTAATACGGCTACCGTTTCGGGTGGAATCGGAAATCCTAAGTTTCTAAGGTTTTCAAACAGCTTGGTATTAACCACGTTCTGGGCAAAACTACCGTCCTTAGTTGCCTTATCATCCATTGCTTGTTCCACGGGAGATTTTTGCCCGCCTTGCTGACCCGCTCCCAATTTTCCCGGCACACTATCCATCGCATCGGCGTGACCCAAAATAATCTTGCTTATCTTCTTTTCAAGTCGTTGCTCAAAATTATCATAGCCTTGGTAACCCGTCCCGCCTAATGCTGTTTCCAAAAAAGTAATCTCATCCTCCGGGTCTATCAATGCCCACCC